TGGATGCATCGGGGAGCTGCGAGCGTAGACGACAGACAACCGGCAATGGGTTGGACAGTTGGTCTCTCGGTAAAGTTCAGAACCAATTGGCATATTCTGAAACATCATGAGCCCAGCGAGACATGGAGGTCGGAAATGGAAGCTGTTGAGGAGTTCATCGATAGGTTTGATGAGGTATCGGAGTTCGCCGAGATCGTGAAGATCTACACCGCTGTCATCGACAACGAATCGGTCAGACTCGAGGTACAGAGGAACATCAGGGGCGGGTCAATAATCAAGTATGAGGTGAATGCGTTCACCCAGAAAGACGTGTTCGTGACGCCCGTTTACGGAACTGATGGGGAATTCGGAACTGGAGAGCCGACGGAAATGACCATCTGGGTCGAGCGCGAGATTCCATGGGTGGACGGCGAATCCCCCGAAGACGCGCTCAGGCAGGCGCTAGCGATGATGCGTCGACCCTGATAACTTCGGACATCCAACGTGCAGGTATGGCGCCCCTTCGGGGGCGCTTTTCTGTTGTGACACCAATGCGAACCTCTCTGCATGGCAAAACCATGGGCGAAGAAGTTCTACCGATCGAAGCGCTGGCAGTCGAACAGGGCGGCGTACGCCGAGAGCGTGAACTGGCTCTGCGAGATGTGCGGCGACCCGGGCGAGATCGTGCACCACGCCAAGGTGTGGCTCACGGCGAAGAACATCCATGACCCGGAGGTCTCTCTCGCCTGGTCGAACCTGCAGCTGCTGTGCATCGAGTGCCACAACAAGGTCCACGGACGAGGAGCGGCGCTCAACAGGGAGGGATTCTTCTTCGACGACGAGGGAAACCTCCGCCACCTCCCCCCATTCGCCGATGAATGAAGCGAAATCAGGGGACCGAGGGGGGAAAGGTAAAGTTTTGCGCGCAACGCGCACGTGAGGGGGGTGTGGTCCATGGCTGCGAAGACGACGAAAAAGGCGGCGGCGAAGCCCGAGAAGCCCTCGAAGGAGGACCGCATCGCGCTCGAGGTCGAGCGACTCAACACGCTGCTCGCAGGTGTCGGCGTCGCAAGGCTTACCGGCGTGGAGAAGCTGATCGACAACGCGGCGTTCATGGCCATCACGCTCGAGGACCTGCAGGTTGAGATCAACGCGAACGGATGCGTGGTCGAATACAAGAACGGTGAGAACCAGTACGGCACCAAGAAGTCGCCCGAGGTCGAGGCGTACTCGAACCTCATGCAGCGCTACCTCGCAGCCATGAAGCAGCTCATCGACCTCCTCCCCGCGGAGGAGGCGCCGGCCAAGAGCGACCCGCTGATGGACTTCGTCGGTAATAAATGACCGCGACCGCACAGCTGCTCACGCCCACGACAGCGTTCGAGGAGTATTTCGGCGGCATAGTCGCAGGCGAGATCGTCGCCTGCGAGAAGATCAAGGCGATCTCGGCCAAGCTGATGGACGCGAGGTTCAACCCCGGGAAGTACCACTACGACCCCGCGATCGCGCAGCGTCACGTCGACTTCATCCAGAACTTCTGCTGCGTCCCGCGCGGACGCCTCGGAGCTCCCCTCAAACTCGAGCTGTTCCAAGAGGCCATCACCATGGCCATCTTCGGCTTCGTCGACGACGACGGGAACCGCCAGTACCAAGAGGTCATGATCGTCATGGGCCGCAAGAACGGCAAGACGACGTGGGCGGCGGCGCTCGAGCTCGACCTTCTGATCAACGACGGCGAGGGCGCGCCGTCCATCTACAACGTGGCCACCAAGCACGACCAGGCCATGGAGATGTTCACACGCGCGCACACGATGGTGCGCTTCTCCCCGCACCTCAGGAAGCACGTCCGCAAGCGCATGTCCGATCTGTTCTGCCACTACAACGACGGGACGATCAAGGCGCTCTCCTCTCAGACGAGCAGCATGGACGGGCTCGACGTGCACGGCGGCTTCATCGACGAGCTCGCCGCGATCAAGAACCGCGACATCTACGACCTCACCAAACAGGGGATGTCGGCGCGCAGACAGCCGCTCCTCGTCTCGATCTCGACGAACGGATTCGTGCGCGACAACATCTTCGACTCGCAGTACGAGTACGCCGCCTCGTTCCTCAAGGGGACGCTCGGCCAGGGAACCGACCGGTTCCTGCCCTTCATCTACGAGCTCGACGACCGCGAGGAGTGGGACAAGGAGGAGTGCTGGCCCAAGGCGAACCCGGGACTCGGCACCATCAAGCGCCTCGACATCCTGCGCGACATGGTCAACAAGGCCAAGGACGACCCGGCCTTCAAGCCCAGCGTCATGGTCAAGGACTTCAACCTGATCGAGAACGTCGCGAGCGCGTGGCTGACATGGTCGGATATCGAGACTCGGGAACCGGTTCCCCACGACAAGGGGAAGACGCGGCCTGCCACGTTCGACCTCGCGGAGATGGGGTTCGACTACGCGATCGGAGGCATCGACGCGGCGGACTCGGTCGACCTCAACGCCGCGGTGATCCTCTGTAGGCGCAGGCTCTACAACGGCGAGCTCGACCCGCGCATCTACGTCACGCCCATGTTCTGGCTTCCCGAGTCCGTGCTCGAGGTCGCGGTGGCGTCGGGCAACAGGCGCGAGCGCGACGCCGTCCCCTACCTGCTGTGGGAGAAGCGCGGTCTGCTCAGGTCGGTTCCGGGAAACAAGGTCGACAAGCAGGTCATGGTCGACTGGTTCCTCGAGATGCGCGAGGAGCACGGGATCTACACGACCAAGATCGGCTACGACCCCTACCACGTCGACGGTTCCATCCAGGCGCAGTTCAAGGCGGCGTTCGGTCAGAACTCGTTCCTCCCGATCCGCCAAGGCGTCAAGACGCTCTCGGGTCCGATGAAGGAGCTCAAGGCAGACCTCAAGGCGAACCTGATCGTCCACAACCAGAACCCGCTGTTGATGTGGAACATGGCCAACGTGGAGGTCAAGTGTGACACCAATGGTGAAATCCAACCGCAGAAAGGTATCGACCCGCGCAAGCGCATCGACGGCCTCGCCGCTTTGCTCGACGCGTACACCGTCCTCCAGGACAACCGAGCCGACTACGAGGGTCTGATCTAAGGAGTGCGATGAGTTTCTTCGACAGGATCTTCGGGGCGAAGCGGCCTGACCCGCAGGCCTCATCGGTCTTCCGGACCGTCAACGGCTACTCGCCGGCATTCACGTCGCGCGGCGGGTCCATCTACGAGGCCGACCTGATCCGCTCCTGCATCCACGCGGCGGCTTCCCACGCGTCGAAGCTCAAGCCCGAGATCGTCGGGGAGTCGCACTCGGCGCTCTCGCACGCCCTGGCGTCCCAGCCCAACCCGTGGCAGGACACGTCGAAATTCCTCTACCGGCTCATGACCATACTCGAGGCGAACACCACTACGTTCATCGTCCCGATCACCGACTCCCCCGGAGGTGAGGTCGTCGGGGTGTACCCGATCTTCCCGTCTCGAGCGGAGATGGTCGACGTCATGGGAGAGCCCTGGCTGCGCTACACGTTCGCCGACGGGACCAAGGCGGCGATCGAGTACTCGCGCTGCGGCCTGATGAACAAGATGCAGTACCGCGACGAGTTCTTCGGCGCCGGCAACGGGCCGATGGACTCGACGCTCGACCTCCTGCACACGCAAGAACAGGGGATCCAACAGGGCATAAAGAACTCGGCGGGGATCCGGTTCCTCGTCCGCATCGCGCAGACGCTCAAGCCCGACGACATCGAGGCGGAGCGCAAGCGCTTCTCGGCGGACAACCTCTCCATCCAAAACGACTCGGGCGTCGTGTTCATCGACGGAAAGTACGAGAGCGTGACCCCGCTCGAGATGAAGCCGTTCGTCATCAACGCCGAGCAGACGGCGCAGATAGAGCGACGCGTGTTCAACTACTTCGGAACGCACGAGGGGATCCTGCAGAACAAGTACGACGAAGCCCAGTGGAGCGCGTTCTACGAGGGGAAGATCGAGCAGTTCGCGCTCCAGCTCGGCCTCGTGCTGACGAACATGGTGTTCACGCCGCAGCAGAGGGCGCGCGGCGAGCAGATCATGTTCTCCTCGAACCGTCTCCAATACGCCTCCAACACCACCAAGCTCGCAGTCACCAAGGACCTGTTGGACCGAGGGCTGCTCTCGAACTTCGCAGCCGCCGACATCTGGAACCTCCCCCACCCTTCGGGCGACGAGCGCTGGGTCATCCGCGGCGAGTACATCGACATCGCCAACCTTCCGAACCACACCGTGGACAACGCCAAGGACTACCTGAAACCCGCCGTCAAGAAAGAAGAGGAGTAGCCATGCCCGTGAAACTAGGCGAACGCGAGTACCGCGCCATCGCCCCGCTCGCCCCGGTAGCAGAGGGGGCGCCCAAGCTCATCGAATCGGACTGCTACGTCGAGGGTTACGCCACGACCTTCGACGACCCCTACGCCCTGTGGGGCGACTTCAAGGAGCAGGTGGACAGGCACGCGCTGGACAACGCCGACGTGGCGGACGTGATCATGCAGTACGACCACGAGGGCCGGGTGCTCGCGCGGATCCGCAACGCCACCCTCGTCATCCGTGCCGACGACCACGGCCTGAAGGTCGCAGCCGACCTCTCCAAGGGAGAGTCCGCGCGTCAGCTCTACGAGGAGATCGCGAACGGCCTCGTGGACCGCATGTCCTGGGCGTTCACCGTCTCCGAGGACAGCTACGACTTCGAGAGTGACACCCGGACCATACTCCGGGTCAAGAAGGTCTACGACGTCTCGGCCGTTTCCATCCCGGCCAACGACGCCACGGACATAAGCGCGCGATCGGTTGTCGAGGGAGTCATCGACAAGAGGAAGCTGGAGCAGCGAGCGCGCGACCTGCTGGTACTCAGAACCCGACTGTAAAGGAGCAACACCATGCACAAGCGACTGAAGGAGATCGAGGCGCGCCTCGCGGAGATCCGCGGGCTCGTCGAAGCGGGCGGGGACGTCGACGTCCCCGCCCTCACCACCGAGATCGGCACACTCCAGGAGGAGCGCACCCGCATCCAGGCAGATGTCGAGGCCCGAAGCGTGCTCGAGGCACGCGTCGCCAGCGGCGAGTTCCCCGCCCTGCGCTCGTTCCCGACCGGGGACGGCGCAGCGCCCGAGGAGCGCTCGTTCGACGCCTCCTCGCCCGAGTACCGCACTGCGTTCTTCCGCACCCTCGCCCGTGACAAGGAGTCCGGCGAGATGCGCCTCGGCGAGCTGACCAACGTGGAGAAGCGCGCGTGGACCCACACCACCGCGAACACCCCCAACGTCATCCCGACGGCGACGATGACCCGCATCTGGGACCTCGTCTCCAAGCGCTACGCCCTGCTCAAGGACATCTCGATCGACCACATCGCCGGCGTCTTCGAGTTCGTCCAGCACACCGGGATCACCGAGGGTGAGGCGGCCGTCGTCGCCGAGAACGCCGCGAACGTCGACATGAAGCAGGCCTTCGTCAAGGTCCAGCTCGCCGGCAAGGAGATCAAGGCGCACGTCAAGCTCGCGCGCCGCATGCAGATCCAGTCCATCGACGGATTCGAGGACTACCTCGTCAAGCAGATGTCCGCCCAGATGGGCGAGCAGATGAACAAGCTCGTCGTCGACGCGATCATCGCGACGGTCGTAGCCGGCAACAAGTTCGCCACGGCAGCCGGTGCCGCGCTTTCGGACACGGACATCAAGAAGGCGAACGGAGCTCTCAAGGGCGGCGTGCGCCACGACGTCTACGCCAGCTCCCAGACCATCTGGAACCACATCGCCAACGTCAAGAACCTCGACGGTGACGAGAAGTTCATCGAGTCCTCGGTGAACGACGACCCGGCCGTCCAGGGCCGCATCTACGGAGGACTCGTCAAAGTCGACGACACCATCGCCAACGGCGTCATCCTCATCGGGGATCCCGACGTCGTCGTCGCGAACATGAACCAGGAGCCCGAGGTGCTCACCAACATCAACGTCGAGACCTTCGAGACCACCCACGGCTCGATGGCTCTGTTCGATGCCAGCCTCGGCGACACCCGCGGCTTCGCGATCATTACGATCACGCCGGCTGCCTAACCGAGAGGAGGTTGCGCGATGAAGGTCAAAGCCCTGCGCACGTTCCGTGACCTGAAGGCCGAGCGGACCCGATCCGCCGGAGACGTCTTCGAGGCGTCGAAGGAGCGGTTCGACGAGCTCAACCAGACCGAGTTCGGCATGCTCGTCGTAGCGGTGGCGGGTTCCGCCTCCGAGACTCCCGAGCCGGTCGCTCCCGTCAAGTCTGAGACCGAGGAGAACGCCGCACCCGCGGCCGACCCCACTCCCGAGCCAGAGGGGCAGCGTCCCGCCTCCGAGACTCCCGAGCCGGTCGCTCCCGTCAAGTCTGAGACCGAGGAGAAAGCCGCACCTGAGGAGAAGCCGCCGGCGTCAGAACCCGTCGCTTTCCCCGACGAGAAGCTGAGTGTCCAGCACCTCAAGGACATCCTCGACGCGAGGGGCGTGGAGTATCGCGGCCGCCCCAACCGAGATGAGCTCCTGGAGCTCAAGCGCGGAAGCGACTAGCGTCCGCGAGCTCCCCATCATCGAAGAAGAGAGGCCCCCAGTCGGGGCCTCTCCATTTGTGACACGTCGAGGAAGATTGCCCCGATGAGAGAGCCGACGGAAAGGTGCGCGCGATGACCATGCTCCAGCGAATCAAGACCGCGCTCCGCATCTCCGCCGTCGATTACGACGAGGAGGTCACGGGGTTGATCGCCGCCGCACGCGAGCACCTGAGGACCTCCGGAGTGTCGGAAGCCGTCCTCGCATCCGAGGACCCCGCACCGCTCGTCGAGCAAGCGATCACCATCTACTGCAAGTCGAACTTCGGGTTCGACAACCCGGATGCAGACCGCCTCGACAAGTCGTTCAAGTCGATATCGGACAAGCTGCTGTTCTCCTCGGAGTTCAGGTCCGAGTCATGAGGAGCGCCGCCGTCATCGACCTCGTCTCCGAGGCGTACGTCGCCGACGAGATCGGGCAGCAGATCGCCGTCGAGACGAGACGGCGCGTCTTCGCGAACGAGTTCTCGGTGTCGTCGTCGGAGTTCTACGCCGGCGCAGCGATCGGACTCAAGCCGGGCAAGCGCTACCAGGTGCGCGCGGTCGACTACCAAGACGAGCGCACGCTCGAGGTCGACGGCGTCTCCTACACGGTTCTGCGCGCCGACAAGCGCGGCGAGTGGGTCTCGATCATCTGCGAGCGCAAGGGGGCCGACCGTGGCTGACACGATCGACGCCGGGCTTCTCGGAGACGCGATCGCAGAAGCGATGCGCGAGTACACCGAGGACGTCGTCGCGGCGATACCGAAAGTCCTGAAGGAGACCTCCAAGGCGGCGGTCAAGGAGCTCAGGGAGCGCTCACCCAAGCTCACCGGAGACTACGCGGCCGGATGGCACGACGAGATGACCTACAACCGCGAGGGGCGCGAGGGGCGGATCATCCGCAACGAGACCGACTATCAGATCACACACCTTCTCGAGTTCGGGCATGCGAAGGCCGGAGGAGGACGCGTCGAGGCGATCCCGCACGTGGGACCCGTCGCCGACGAGTACCACGCGAAGTTGACGGAGGACCTCGGCAAGATCGTCATGCGGGGTGGCCGGTGATGAGGGCCGAGGATCTTCTCGCGGTTCTTGCAGACAGCGGGCTTCCGGTCGCCTACCACCATTGGGCGGATCCTCCACACCCGCCCTACCTTGTCTACCTATTCACGAGCTCCGACGACCTGTTCGCGGACGGGACGAATTACGCCGCAGTCGCCAACTGGCAGGTCGAGTTGTATTCCGACCGGAAGGACCAGGCGAACGAGGAACAGGTGGAGGGGGTGTTGAAGACGGCTGGGCTCACGTTTCAGAAGCGTGAGATGTTCATCGAGTCGGAGGAGCTCTATCAGACGATCTATTCAATCCAGACGATTTAAAGGAGCGTGATACACAGTGGTTACCAAGAACAAGGTCCAGTACGGACTCTCCAACTTCCACTACGCCATCCTCGACGAGGCGGCAGGGACCTACAGCCCTCCCGTCGCGGTCCCCGGCGCGGTGAAGCTCTCCCTGTCCCCCGAGGGCGACAGCACGTCTTTCCCCGCCGACAACATCCCGTACTTCGTCGCGACCTCGAACAAGGGCTACACCGGCGATCTGGAGATGGCGCTGTTCCCCGACGCGATGGTCGCCGCCCTCGCGGGTGCCGAGTCCGACACCAACGGGATGCTCGTCGAGATCGCCGACGCCGTGCAGAAGCCGTTCGCGCTGTTGTGCGACATCGAGGGCGACCAGCACAAGCGCCATCTCGTTTGGTACAACTGCAAGATGGGTCGCCCGAAGGACGAGTACAGCACCACGGACAAGGGCGTCGAGGTGAAGACCCAGACCGCCGCGATCACCGCCATCCCCGTCGAGCTCGACGGCAAGAGCGTGGTCAAGGGCTCGCTCGAGCTGAGCGCGACGAACCAGTTGGTCTACGACGCGTTCTTCACCACGGTTCTCCTCCCCGACTTCCCCGCGGTCTAGTCCCGTGCACGTCGTCGTCATCGGAGGCCACGAGTTCGAGCTCGTGGCCTCCCCCTCGACCCTCTACTGGTACAAGTGCGAGTTCAGGGACCGCGACATGATCAGCGATCTGGCCGACGCCACCGTGGCGCGGTTGTCGGACCCCGCGGACATCGACGGGACCTCGGTGGCCATGATCGCCTGGGCGATGGTGAAGACGGCGCACGGCGGCCGGTTCGTCGGATACAACACCTGGATAGCAAGGCTGGGGATCGAGGAGTTCAGCTACGAGCAGGTGTCGGCCATCCTCGAGGAGGCGGAGCGCGGGTTCTTCCGGGGCTCGAAGGTCACGACGTGCAAGGACGCCGCTTCCAAGAAGCCGTCGAAGTTCGACGACGCCCCGGAGCTCGGGCTGCTGGTGACGGCGAAGCGCATGGGGCTCTCGTTTACCGAGCTCGACTCGTTCACCCTTCCCGAGTTCCTCGACTTCGTGGACATGTGGGTCGGAGAGGACACCAGCACGACCCGCGCAGCGACCCAAGACGACATCGACGGCCTGTTCAGCTAAGGAGGCGAGACACGTGGCAGACGTATACAAAGGGCTGACGATCAGGTTCGGCGCCGAGACCACCGCCCTCACGGCGGCGCTCAAGGGTATCGACAAGCAGTCGCGAGCCATCGGCACCGAGCTGAAGAAGGTCGAGCGAGCCCTCGATTTCAGCCCGGGGAACTCCGAGCTGATACGACAGAAGCAACAGCTGCTCGCGAAGCAGATCGACACGACGAGGGAGCGGCTCGAGGCGCTTAAGCAGGCACAGTCGAAGATGGGCGACGCGGACATCAACACCGACGCCTACAACAACCTCCAGCGCGAGATCATCGTCACCGAGTCGAAGCTCGAGTCATACCAGGGCAAGCTCGCGAAGGTCGAGGCGGCGCAGGACACGGCGCGGGTGTCGGCCGGCAAGTACGCGGCCGAGGTCCAGGAGAGCGGGGAGAAGGTCAAGGCGGCCGGGGACAAGATCTCCTCGGCAGGCGGGAAGATCTCGGGTGCCGGCAACTCCCTCACCATGGGGGTGACGCTCCCCGCCCTGGCGGCCGGGGCGGCGGCGTTCACGCTCGCAGGCAACTTCGAGCAGTCCATGAACATGGTCGCCCAGGCAACGGGTGCTCCGAAAGAGGACATGGACGACCTCATCGAGCTCGCGAAGCAGCTGGGCGCCGAGACCGTGTTCTCGTCTCAGGACGCCGCGGGTGCGATGCTCGAGCTTGCGAAGTCCGGACTCACCCCCGCAGAGATCAAGGCGGGCGCCCTCGCCGCCGCCCTGCAGCTCGCCTCCGCCGGCGGGCTCGATCTCGCCACGGCCTCGACTGTCATGGCGAATGCGATCAACACGTTCGGGCTGAAGGCCGAGGACGCCGAGTCGGTCGCAGCCGCGCTCGCCGGAGGCGCGAACGCATCGAGCGCCTCGGTGGACTCGCTCCAACAGGCGCTCGCCCAGGCAGGCGCCGGATCCGTGAACGCGGGCCTCTCGCTCCAGCAGACGGTCGGAGTCCTCGCGGCGTTCGCCGACCAAGGGATCCAGGGAAGCGACGCGGGAACATCGCTCAAGACGATGCTCGCACGCCTCATCCCCGCGACGGATGACGCGGCAATGGCCCTCGAGAAGTACAACCTCACGTTCGTCGACGCGAACGGGAACATCGACGACATCACCGTCGTCGCGCAGAAGCTGCAGGACCAGCTCGGGGGACTGAGCGAGGCCGAGCGCAACGCCGCGCTTCAGCAGATCTTCGGCTCCGACGCCACGCGCGCCGCATCCATCCTCATGCGCGACGGTGCGGCGGTCACCCAGAAGTACATCACCGCGACCGAGGACCAGGCGGCCGCGCAGAAGATGGCGGACGCGGCGATGTCGGGCTCCAAGGGGACCATCGAGGAGATGACCGGGTCCATCGAGACAGCCGCCATCACCGCGGGCGACTCCCTCGCACCGGTCGTCACCGACCTCGCGAAGGAGATCACGGACCTCGCCAACGAGTTCGGCGAGCTCTCGAAGGAGGACCAACAGTTCATCCTCAAGGCGATCGCGACCGCCGCCGCGGTCGGTCCGGTCATCAAAGGCGTTGGCACCCTCACCACCGGGGTGGGCGCGCTCACCAAGGGGTATGGGGCCGCGAGCGCAGGGGCGGCGAAGTGGGCGGCCAAGGTCGCCGCGAGCGAAGTCGCCTCGGCGAGCGCCGTCGCCACCTCGAGCGCGCTCACCGGCGTCATCGCGGCGATCGGCCCGATCGCGGGCGTGGCCGCCGTCGTCGGCATTGCAGCGCTCACCGCGAAGGTCCTCTCCATGAACTCCCCGCTCGAGAAGGCGAAGAGGGCTCTGGACGACACCCTCGAGTCCTACGTCTCGTTCGCCGACACCGTCGTCGAGAAGACCGGCGAGGTCGGAGATGTGACCGCGGCCAACGGCGAGAGCATCGTCAGCATCAACCAGCGGATCGCGGACGCCGAGTCGGCGATCGCGACAGCGCTGGGCGAGGCGGTCAGGAAGAACGGGGCGCTCCGCAGCGAGGATATCGCGAACGTCCAGAAGTACTACGACGACATAGCAGCTCTCTCGAAGCAGAAGGGCGACGCCTTCCTCACCTCGATCGCTGCGACCGGATACGAGGCCACGGCGCTGCAAGGCCAGCTCTCCAAGGACGACGCCGCGCAGTACGTCGCGGACATCAACGAGAAATTCAAGGGAGCGAAGACCGCCTACTCCGAGGGGCATGCGTCAGAGCTCGAGTTGATCAACGAGAAGTACCGCGCCGCCGGCACGATCGGCAGCGCCGCCTACGGCATCGAGATCCGCGCGGAGAACGCGAGATACCAAGAGCAGCTCGTCGCCGCGCAACAGGCGGCGAACGACCAGATCGCCGTCGTTCAGCAGCAGTATGCCGGTCAGCTCGGACTCACCACGAACGGATGGGACGCTGCGGCCCAGGCTGCCAAAGAGGGCGCGGGCATCATGACTCAGGAGACCCGCGCCGCGATCGCGGGCGGAAACAAGGATGTCGCGCAGGCCTCGCATCAGGCCGCGGTCGAGGCGGCGACCAAGTACATCGAGGGACTCGGCAACATCGACCAGGCGACCACGGACGCCTGGCTGTCAGCCGCTGCCGCCACCGTGGCGGGCGGCGGCGTGGTCGTCGGAGGCGTGGCGGACGCCGTCGACATGATGCTCGACACGCTCGCGGGATACCCTCCCGGAGCGGAGGACCAGGCGAAGGCGGCCGCGCAGAAGATGGCGGCCGGTCTCGTCGGGACGATACCCGAGCTCAAGAACGCCTCGAAGATGACGACGGAGGAGATCGTCGCCGCCATACGCGACGGCCTGCTCACCAACGGGCAGACCAAGGCGGCCGGACAGGCGGCTTCTCAGGCGCTCGCCCGCGGACTCGTGGCCGACGGATACACCGTCCAGGAGGCCGCGGCGATGGTCGCCGGGCTTGCATCGGGTGAGATCACCAACCAGTGGGGGGACTCCTACTCGTGGGGCAAGCACATGGTCGAGGGCATGGCCCGCGGAATCAACGAGCACTCCCGCATCCTCGTCCAGGCGGCCGAGGGCGCTGCATGGAAGGTGTCGCAGTACCTCGAGTTCACCCGCCCGGATCTCGGCCCGCTGCACGACTACGAGGAGTGGATGCCCCACATGGTGCAGGGGTTGTCCCGCACCCTCGAGGCGTCCACACCGACGCTGGAGAAAGCTGCGTCCTCCACCGCCGGCGCGATCGCAGCCGCCGTGAAGGGCGCATCCGGAGGACTCGGCTCGCTGATCGGAAACCACGGTGCGGTGGCGGCCGTGGCGTCCCCGTCCCAGGGCGGACAGGCCGCCACCGCGTCTGCCCCGTCATCCATCACCGACAGCCATGCGATCAACGTCACGTTCGTGACGCCGGTAACCAGCTACAGCGACACGGTCAGAGGCGTCCGCGACGCCCAGCGTGCCGCGGCGAGGGGATGAGATGAACCACCGTCTGACGCTCGAATTCAGCAACGGACTCAAGGCGGGCTGGAACCAGCTGGTCAAGATCAACTTCCATGAAGGGTTCGAGTCGCTCGAGGCGGCTGCGAACGTGATCGAGTACGCGATGCGCGACGGCGGCTACATCGCCTCGATCCGCGCGACGACGCGCCGGCTCACCCTCGACCTCTCACTCCACGGCGAGTACGCGTGGGCGGATCTCGCCAAGCTGTTCCCGCTGAAGGTCCCGCTCGGTCTCCTCGCGACGCGAGACGGCCGAACCCGCAGGCTGACGGTCTATCGCGACGGGAAGATCATCCCTCTGGGCGGGCGCGGAGCCACCGACGTCGTCCAGTGCCAGGTGTCGTTCCTCGCCACGAGTCCCTACATGCTGGGAGAAGAGGTCGAGCTCGCCGCCGCCGGTGTGCTGAGCGGCGGTCTCGAGTATCCGATCTCCTACCCGATCACTTTGGACAACCTCTCGTACGTCGACCACATCGACGTACGAAACGACGGCGACTACCCGGCCGGATTCACATTCGACCTCGTCGCGGCCGCCGAGATCGCGGCGATGAGCCTCGGAGTCGGGCGCGACACGATGACATTCAAGGCGATCCACGCAGGGCAGCGGCTGACCGTAGACACCGCCATGCAGACCATCCGCATCGACGGAACCACCAACGGCTTCGCCTGGCTCGACTCAGGGTCGTTCTTGAAGATCCCGATCGGTGAGAGCTCGATCTGGTTCGGGGCGTTCTCTGGGAGCGCGACTGTCGAGTTCACGCCGATCTATGAAGGGGTCTGACCCATGGAGCTGTACATCCTCAACCGAGAGCTCGAGCGCATCGGGATCGTGTCCGAGTACAACGCGCTCATCTGGACCACCAATCTGTGGAGTCACGGAAAGGTGCTCATCAAATGCACGCCCGACCCGAAGTTCGAAGACGCCGTGTTCCTCAAGCGCAGCGACTCCGACGAGGCGATGTACATCGTCCGCCGGTATCTGGTCACCTCCGGTGCCGAGCCGCGCCTCGAGCTCGAGGCGGTGGGAGCGACGTGGATGTTCAGCAAGCGCGTCAACTGGTGGACGCACACCTTCAACGGAGCCAACCTCGCCGCGGCCGCGGCCACGCTCACGACAGACGCACAGACGACGTACGCGGGAGTCGCCCGCACCATCGCCGGCATGCTCCCGCTCGTCGACCTCACGGGTGCTCCCCACAACATCACCAAGCAGGTGTCGTGGGGATCGGTCTCGGACGCCGTATTCGAGATGTGCAAGGAAGCTGGTTTCGGATTCGGCGTCCGCTACGCGGGCAGTGGTCTCGAGCCGTACATCAGGCGCGGAGTCGACCGGAGCGCATCGGTCGTCTTCTCCACCGAGTACTTCGACGTGTCGGGCGCAGACGTCGACCTCGACGAGTCCGCCTACGCGAACCTCGCGGTGGTTGGCGGCCAAGGAGATCTCGCCGCACGCATCGTGACCCAACAGCGCGTGGACGTCGAGAGCGAGCTCGCAGAGATGTGGGTCGACGCCAAGGACCTCTCGAGCGAGTCGCTCACATCCGCCGAATATCTCGTGGCACTCAAGCAGCGCGGCTCCGAAAGTCTAGCCGCCGCACCAATAACGCGCAGCTTCGAGGCGACCGTTACCGAGGACCGCTACACATACGGCTTCGACTACTCCTTGGGCGACACGGTCGCCTACCGTGCGATGGGCTACGAGGGGACCGACGTCCTCTCGGAGGTGACCGAGACGTTCGAGGCCGGCGCACGTCGCATCGACCTCGCGCTGGGAAAGACCGCGCCGACCATCCGCCAGCTCATCGCCCGATAGAAAGGACACGACTATGGCTCAGTACTCATTCCCTTGGACATCGGTAGGAGGAGACCGCCCGATCACCTCCGCCCAAGCGGCCGCTATGAACGCCGCGTTCGCACCGGACGGCGTGCTCGTCGGGTTCGCCGCATCGACGGCGAGTCCCACGCTCACCGTCACGAAGGGGGCCGCGATCATCAAGGGCGTGTACTTCGACGTCGGCGCCAATCCCGTCGCGCTCAGCCTCTCCTCCATCGTCGGGACCACAGCGAAGCTCGTCGCACGCTACGACCTCGCAGCCCGCTCGATCACGCTCAAGGTCATCGAGGGCGCGCTGGTGCAGTCAGGAGGCACTTGGGACTTACTGTTGGCGACACTGACCTACGCGGGTGGGTCATGGGGCCAGCCGGTGTGGAACTACGTCATGTCACAGGCCGCGATGCGTATCGCATCGGGCCGCAACGTCTGCCCACAGGTTGCCGCGGGCGCGTACTCGATCGCGGATGTGGCGTTCCCCGTTGGGACTTTCACCACCCCGCCGATTGTGGTCGTCGGGTGGGGAGGCTGGACGGACGGGACCGGAAGCTACTCCACCGAGCGTCCGATCGCGGTCGAGCCCGGAAGCATCACCAAGGACGGGTTCAAGGCGGTGTACCTGAACGAGGTTGCCGGGGGACTTGCCAAGACATTCACCTGGATCGCCTCAGGCTTCTAGGCGCGGGTGACACAAACGAGACCATGGGCGCGTCCCTAAGAAAGGAGACGCGCCCATGTCTTTGTCTTATCGAGTACAGCTCATCCCTCGAAGCCGTCCGCAGCGACCGGGCTACACCATGTGGGGCGGCAGGCCGTCGAGTCTCACCATGCACAATGTGGGGTCGAAGGACTCAACGGCCAAGAACAACGCCGACTACTTCGGCAGCCGCGACCTGGGCGCGTCCGCGCACATCTTCGTGGACGACGTCGAGGCCGTGCTCTGCATCCCGCTGAACGAGCACGCGTGGCATTCCGGGAGTACCGCGGGCAACTCCTCGAGCGGCAGCATCGAGGTGTGCGAGTTCACCGATCCTGCGCGCCAGGCGAAGGCCGACGAGAACGCGCGGATCCTCATCGCCGACATGCTCACCGGGCGAGCACCCGCAGGGTTCCAGACTCCCCACCTCTCCATCGCCGATGTGCGCACGCATCAGAGCTGGATGCAGTACGGCACGAGCGGCAAGTACTGCCCGCGGCTCCTGCTCCCGAAGTGGGATGCGTTCAGGGCGAGTATCTCCGAGCTGATCGAACCTCCCGCGCCGAAGACGGCGCTCGTCTACTTCCACTCGAGCAGCACCGTCGCCATGCAGGAGTTCATCGTGCCCGCCTGGATCGCGGGGTTCGCAGCGTTCCCGCTACCCGTGGGGCAGGCCAGGTCGGGCGGCTACACCAACACCGACGCGCTTGCCTACATCCCCACTCACGGGGCGAGCGCACCGCAGATGTTCCCCGGCCCCAACGGCGTCTGGTGCGTCGGCGGGATCCACTGCACCCTCGAGTACGCGGCGAAGCTCAAAGCGAAGGCTGACGACATGAAGCTGGCCTGCACCGTCTACGAGTGCGGAGAGCTCCATCGCGGCCACGGTTCCATGACCGAGGCGGTGGCCGCATCGCTCGCTGTGGGAGTGAACGTGGCAAACGTGTTCGGTGTCGCCTGATGAGGCCGTCATGTGGAGGCGGCCGATGATCGAGAAGATCCAAGACGCCTGGTGGGTCGTGGCTGTCGCCGGCACGGGACTCGTCGCCTTCTTCACCAGGTGGGCGGTGAGGCTCTACAAGATGCAGAGCGACATCGACGGGATCATCAAGCGGCTCGACACCCAGGAGGAGGAGCGCCAGTGCGTGGAGTCCGACCTGGGCACCGAAATAACGATCATGTGCAAGGCGCTGTTCTGCCTGCTCGACCGCGAGGTTGAGGAGCGCAACGCGAACGGAAGTGTGAAGCAGACGCGTAACGACCTGCGAGACATGCTCGCCAAACGACCGGTATAGGAGGACGACGCAATGACAGAGTTCACAGCAGGTTTTCTCGCGACGCAGGCGGGGATCGTGGCCACAGTGATGGTGATGACGGAGGTTCTCAAGTGGCTGCTCAAGATCAAGGGAGAGCCCACCTTCATCCGCGCGATCGCGCTCGTCGTGGCGGTTGGGGCATCGCTCGTGTGGCTTCCCACGTTGACCGTCCACAGCGTCTTCGTCGGCACCCTCAATGGATGCCTATGCGCGTTGATGGCCATGAAGGGCTACGAAATCGGATCACCCTTGGGATCGTCCGCAGCCGGCGTCGTCAAGAAGCTATGGAACGCCGATTAGCCCATCGACCCGACGCGACATGAGTAGCGAAGCCCCCGTCTCCGGGGGCTTCTTCCTTGCTAGTAGCTCATATTCTGCAACACGTTCAAAAGGAAATTGGGCGCGAAAACCATGTACGCCCACACCGCCAACGCCATGAACGCTACCGTGGCGCACACTTTGATCAAGAACCTCACAACGACCTCCATATATTGGGAACGAGCATTTACGACACAGTACCAGAGCTCCATGGGTGACGTGAGCCCGACCATGTAGTCGGGCATAGACCACGAGGAGCGATCGCATGAACATCATCAGACTAAGGGCTGAGAAGAACCGATTGGCGAGGCTCGCTCACGAGCACGTCACCGTCCACAACCGCCAGTACGTTCAGCTGACCTTCGACCTCGACGCGGATTGGAATGCTCTCGAGCGCACGGTGGTCCTCTACCAGTCGCCGGAGTCCGTCTACCACGTCCTCATGCCAGGTACCGAGGTCACGGTCCCGGCCGAGGTCCTCGCGTCTCGAGGCACGCTCAGAATCGGCCTTCTGGGCATCAGCGGGGACCGACGTGTCACCACCGACTTCGTCGCAGTCACCGTCTCGGAAGGCGTCGGCGACATAGGCACGCTCCCGCCAGATCCGACACCCGCCGTATACGACCAAATCGTGACCGAGCTCGGAGACCACGCCTCGCGCATCGTCGTGCTCGAGGCGGGCGGCGGGGGAACGGGAACTGCGCACCACCCGATGCTGCTCGAGCGCGATCTTCCCGACCAGCATCCGATCGCGGCGATCTCCGGTCTGCAATCCGCTCTCAACACTATCGAGACGACCCCCGGCCCACAGGGTCCGATGGGTCCTCAGGGCGTCAAAGGCGACGCCGGCGCGCAAGGCGTTCAAGGTCCGAAGGGCGACACTGGGCTGCAAGGTATACAGGGAGTGCAGGGGCCGAAGGGCGACCCCGGCTTGCAGGGTCCTCAAGGATTGCCTGGCGCGGACGGTGCCGATGGAGCGCAAGGTATCCAGGGCTTGCCCGGCGCGGACGGTGCGCAGGGGCCGGCGGGCGCCGGCGGCTACACTCCCGTCAAAGACGTGGACTACTTCGACGGCGCGCAGGGTCCGCAAGGTGAGCCGGGTATTCAGGGGCCGAAAGGCGACCCCGGTGCAGATGGTGCGCAAGGCTTGCCCGGCGAGGCGGGAACCACCGACCATACGCTGCTCGCAAACGTTGGCGCAAACACTCACGCTCAAATCGACGACCACATCGCGGACGCGACCGACCCTCACGGATCGTCCGTCACACAGACAACGCTCGCAGTGTCCAAAGCAACCGTGGCCACTGCCGCGCTCGCCAACACCGGCGCCGCCGTCACGGTCGATTTTGCGGCGAAGGGTGCCTATGCGCTCACCGCCAACGGCAACGCCGCAATCACCGTGGCGAACCTCACAGCGGGCCAGCGCGGTTCGATAAGCCTCTACCCCGACGCGACGCTCCGCACACTCACCTGGGTAGGCGTCTCGAAGTGGCTCGGCGGCGCGCCTGTGCTCGTAGCGAGCAAGCTGACCGTCGTCACCCTCTTCCACGACGGGGTCGGCGTCATCGGCTCCTGGGGAGGCGAGAGCTGATGCCACACGTGATCTCCTCGATTGGCGTCGACACGCAGGGGACGCGCATGCCGCAGGTCGTCATCGACCTCGGGGGAGTGGCGTTCGCCACGTCCGACGGCACGTTCCAGATCCCGCCGATCGTGCCCGAGAGTGGACTGCCAGAAGAGTACGCCATCGTGGCGCTGCTCGACGCAGACCACGCGCAGGCGATCTCTCTCGGGTACACGTCCTGCGTCCCTCTCGACCCCTGCTCGGTAGAGGGGGTCTAGCACATGGCACTCACCTCGCGAGGATCCGCACAAAACGCGAAGATGCGCTTCATCCTGGCGGCATTCGCAGATGGATCCAACGGAGAGATCAACTATGCAGCCATGCGCACCGGCTACAGCGTCCGAGACATGTACTACTCGGGAACCAAGCTCTACGCCGGTTCCACGAACATCGGTACGAAGGGTGGCGGCAGTGCCATCGGGGATACTCTCGAGATCGAGGTGAACGGATCCACGCTCACTCTTCGGAACATCACGAAGGCGACCACTCTGTTGACGGTGACGAACAGCGTCTACCCGGGATCGGGCGTTTGGCAGACCGACCCCGCAACATGCACCTTCGTCTCGTTCACCTCTCTCGACGCCGCAGCCCCGGCGCATAACCACAACGCGATCGCGTTCGGGGCGGGGTTCTAAGCCGCAGTTTTATTTGATGGGTAAATAGCAAGCCCCTCATCTTCGCAGGTGAGGGGCTAGTTTCTATTTGATGGGTAAATAGCTGCTCCGATCGAGCCTGCGCCTACTCCTTGATCGACAGGACTCCGCACGCCGCGCCGGTCACCGCGAATGATGTGGCGAATCCCAGAGTCACCGTCATCATGGTAGTCGCCGCCAAGCCACCTTCGGTCGTCCCGCCACTATTAAGCATTCCTAGTCCGAACATCGCAGCCAGGGCGCATGCGCACACCGCAGCCGCAGTGAACCCGATGGCCACGATCCGCCAAGTCCATCTACGCTCAGTCTCCACAACGATCTCGGTATTGTTGGACTCAGTCTCCATTACTCCCCCTTGGTCGGTTCCTATGTCCAAAGATTACCACTAATGGCGAAATCTTCCCTGACGTTCCCTATGGTTCCCTAAGAGTTAGGCCACTTTAGGACACGTTTGTCGGCGCGTTCAGAGAGCCGAAGAGTGAAGACACGCAGCTCAGGAGATATTTTCTCAGGTTGACGAACTGAAGTCCTCCAACGGTTTTCAAGACCGTCGCAATCGACCGTTCACGGGAGCGTTGTATCGCCGAGCGGCGGTTGTCTTGCGCATCATCCTATGTGATAAATGAACGGTTTCATGCGCTAGTCTAGGCTTGTGAAAGCCCGAGATGTACCGAGATGTACCGAGCAAGCAAAAGCAAACGCCCCTTGAAAGAGGCGTTTGCGCTGGTAGATGATGGTGGGCCTAGCAGGGTTCGAACCTGCAACCAAGGGATTATGAGTTTCACGAACAGGCACCCCGAAAAGCACCGTCCGCGCAGGTCAGCCCCTTGTTTCCACTGGTAGGGGGTTCATCTCTCGTCGGCTCGTTTCCGCTGGTCGGGTGTTCTCGTGGGTTGGAGATGTCCCGAGATGTACCGAGCGGCCTAGCCGATACGCTTGCCCCGTTTATGCAGATTCTTCTTTCCAAGCGCGTCGAACGCGTCGGCCGCGGCGTCGTCGCTTGCTCTCCCAGGGCGCAGGTAGAAGGTGTCCGTCACCGAGACGCTGGAATGTCCGAGGCGACGGCTCACGTCCACGATGTTCACGCCTGTCGAGAGCGTGATCGTCGCGTGGGTGTGGCGCAGGTTCTTGAACGGCAGATAATCGACAGGCGGAGTGTGGGTCGGGGTCTTCTTGTCGCGTCCGAGACGCTGGCCCATCATCACACGCCATCGCCCGGTGAGCGTGTCCGGCGACATGCGCTTTCCGGACGGTCCGTTGAGAAAAGCCCCGATGCGGGGTGTCGCTCCCCTGATCTCCAACAGCCTTCGTGCCGCGAAACCGGGGATAGACACGGTTCGGTTGGACCGCTCCGACTTCGGGTCCTCGAAGACTTCCTCACCCTTGTCGTCACGCTTTCCGTGATATCCGCGCTTCACCTCGAGCTCGCAGCGTCCGCCCTTCGGAAGCTTGATGTCCTGCCAATCGAGCCCGCATATCTCCGAGCGTCTGAGTCCGCACGACAGCGCGACTAGGACGGCCGGCTCGATCAGGTCGCCGCGGAAATAGTCCAGGACGGCGAACATCTCGTCCGCTGTGAGGACACGAGCATCGTACTTCGGCACCTTCGGACAGGTGACGCTCGGCATCGGATCGTTGTCGAGGAAGCCTGTCTGCGCTGCGTACTTCATTGCGTTACGCAGCACCTTGTAGACGTTCTTTGCCGCGCCCTTGTTCTCGATCTCTCCGAGACGCTGGGAGACGGTGTACGGCAACAGCCCCGCGAGCTTTACATTCCCGAATAGGGACTTGATGTGGTTCTCCACAGTCAGCTCATAGCCATGATAAGAGGACGGCCTCAGGTCGGCCTTGGTAGGAAGCCACGCCTCGCGCACGAACTCGTACACTGTCAGGTTCTTGAGAGCAGTCGCCGACTTCCCCGCCTTCAGCGCGAACCGCGCAAGGAGCATCTGCGCGTCTTTCCTGGTGCCGCGAATCGTCTCATCGAACTTGAGCCGTTTCTTTCCGTCCGGGGACCATCCGGCGGAGAGGACCACGCGGTATCTCCCGTTGCCGAGGTCCTCGATGCTGCCCAACTCTGAACGCAGCCGCTTACCTTTCGCCACCACCACACCCCCGTTCTTGTCAGAGGTCGAACATATGTTCGATTATGAACCTTGAAAATATAGCTGTGCTAGTCGTCGATTCGATTCCGGCTCGCCTGGTTAATGAGCAGGGTCACATATTCGTCAACCAACTTTGTTTCAGCGTCCGTAAGCGCTTGGATTCGCGCACACAAATGCTCGTGCATAGTGCGACCCTGTCTGCCGAGGAGACGGTCCGTTGATACTCCAAAGTAGTCCGCCAACGTTGAAAGCTTCTCCCCGTTCGGCTCAGTTCGTCCTTGCTCCCAGTTTCGATAGGTCGCGATCTGAACCTTGATCGCATCCGCTACCTGCTGCTGAGTTCTTCCGGTTGCCTCGCGCACGTCACGCAGCGGACTCTCATGTTTGGATCTCACCGATACCCCCAAGATCGTCTTAGTGTCGCGTAGTCACAGGGTACAACAAAATGACTACAAATGTACGCAAAATGTGTTGCATAACAGATGGATTTAGCGTACCGTAGCCAATGCGTGCTACGGTTTCTTTGTAGTTAGGAGGGACGGAATGAACAGAATACTTGCGGCTGAGAGAACACGCCTCGGCCTAACGCAGGGAGCACTCGCCGAACGTATCGGCGTCTCACGCGGCCTGATCCAAAAGTGGGAGGCTGCCGGAAATCTGGGGAAGGCCTCGGGGAGTCAGCTACAAGCGCTGTCTGATCTTTTCAGCGTATCGACCGACTACCTACTCGGCCGGACAACTGAGAGGAAAGCGAGTTAGCCATGGCCGAGAAGGCATTCATCTCAGTTGCCGAGGCGGCCGAAGAGAGCGGTCTCAGCACCGACATCCTCTACGAACTCCTCCGCAAGGAGAACCCACTCCCCCACATCAAGGTCGGTCGCTACTACCGAGTCGACCGGGAGCGCTTCATCGACTACCTGAGAGACGAGTTGGGATCACCACACCGCTAGCCACAGACAAGACGGGGGGAACACGCATGACGATCGACACGTACAGGCAACAGCAAGAGCGCGACCGCATAGCGGATCAACAACTCAAGGAGTCGGAGGCGAAGCTCGAGGCCGCCGCAGACGAGTACCACCGGAAGGTGATCCGTCTCGCCGCCATCATCGGAGTTATCGTCTTCGCGGTGTTCGTGTTCTGGGCGACCCCGAGCGCCGGCGGAGACGCGGCGTACCAGACGTACACCATCGAGCAGGTGGCGCGATGACCACGCCCACGATCGGACGCATCGTCCAGTACGTCACATACGAGGGCGCGGTCTTGCCCGCGATCATCACCAGGGTCGTACAAGACGACAGCGTGAACCTGCAAGTCTTCATCGACGGGACTCTCGGCACGGAGCATCATGTCTCGGTCCCCTATGGGGAGCCGAACGACGGCTACCCTCGCTGCACGTGGCACTGGCCGGAGGTGGCGCGATGAGCATCGACATCAGCGCCGGAAACACGATCTTCATCAGCGGCGAGCGAAATTGGCCGGCAAAGGTGACAGCGGTCGGCGAGAGTATCGCGCTCGCGATCTACCTCTCCGGAGACTTCGCCGGCGAGGAGACCGGTATTCCTCTTGATCGCTGCCACCGCGTTCCGAAGAATCTCTGCGACCGCGACGGGGAACCTCTCCTCCTCGGAGACAAGGTGTACCGCCCCCAGCGGGTGAAGACTCCCTGCACGATCGTCGGAGCCATGCTGCAGCAAGAAGGAAACCACGAGCTACTTGTCATGCTCGAGACGGATCACGGTACCAGAGTGGCGATGGTGGAGAGCCGACTCGTGAAGGTGTCCTCCGCAAACTGGGACTTCGCGGTCGACTTCCGACTGAAGCGCACGGGGAGCGCACCACATATCGGGCACATCTCATCGGCGGTGTTCGGGGACGCGAGCGACGACGAGCTGGCACATCTGCTCAACACCATCGTCGTCGACGTGTCTAAACGCATGACCCCCGAGGCGCGACGGGCTTATCTCGACGACTTCGAGGGATTCAGCCATTCGGCCCTGTTCAGCGAGGGGGAAGAATGAGAACCCTCGCGAGCATCGTCAAGCAGGCCACCCGCTCCACCCTCTCGACGTGGTCAGCCACCGTCGTGGAGAAGGGACTGTCCGTCAGGATCGAGGACGAGTCGAAGTTCCGCAGGCCGCGGATCATCATCAGTGCCGGAGGACAGGGCGTGAAGGTCGGCTCTCTCGATTCTCCCGAGGCGGCCGACGAGTTCTGCAAGCACCTGGGCGGGATCCTCGACATCTGGAAGGACCCCCAGCCCCAGCGCACAGCCTCCTACGACGAGATCCTCTACGACTACGTCGACGAGCTCGTCGGACTCATCGAGGCGGTCGGCAAGTGGCTGCGCTCCCCTCTGAGCCAATGCGCGATCGCGAATATCAAGGACGCCTACCACGCCGCGCGTCCGATGCTGGACATGGTGTCGAAGCGGGGTGGTGGCTCATGAAGAACCGCTACGTGGTCGGGATCGCCGTCGACGGGTACTGCGAGATGGAGGTCGAGGCGGAGAGCGAGGAGGAGGCCAGGATCATGGCCAAGGAGGACTTCAACGTGATGTCCGACCTGGACGACTTCGAACTGGTGGCCGGTGCGGTCGAGTGCATCGCGAACAACATCGCCACCGAGAAGTCGCTCCTCGATGACCGGTCGCGACTCACCTCCGTCGAGGAAGCGGTGTTCTGCCTGACGGGGAAGATCCCACCTCAGGCGATCTTGAGGATCCGTTCCGAGGACATGCAGGAGGTGGCCTGATGACCGAGCAGCTGACCATCCCTTTCCCCCCGCTCGAAGCCCAGGGCGCGCGCCGGATGATGGAGACCGCCCTCTCATGGATCGAGGACAACCGGGAGGGCTGGCGCTACATCGTCGACTCCGCCCGCTACGACGTGGACAAGCACCGGCGCACCCGCATCAAGCGCTACATCGAGGACCTCCGAGACGACGTCGCGGTCCGCCACCAGTCAGGACCCGTGAAGCTCCAAAACGCGCTCTCCGCCCCGTTCGGCAGGATACTCGCCGCCTGGCACCCGGAGCTCGCCGAGTACATCCCCATGCACGCCTCCAAGACCGACGGCATAGTCATCCCGGCCCGTCCCAGGTGGGATCGGTAGATGGACGGGTTCGAGGCGGGAGTGATCAAGACGGTGGTGGAGATGTCCCTCGCGGGCGCCGGCATCGACGCGATCTGCATGGAGACCAAGAAGCGCCAGACAGAGATCCGAGAGCTCGCGGCGATCCTGAACCTCCCTCTCGAGAAGGTCGAGTATCCGCTCGTCTGCCCGAGGTGCGGAGGAGGACCGGTCGTCGGAGACAACGACTGGTGCGCCAAGTGCCAGCTCGAGGACAAGCTCGACCGATGGGAGAAGGAGGAGAAGGAGGAGGTGCGCCTGCTCCAAGAGGTGAAGAAGCTCGACGGGATGCAGAGGACCCGCAGGAAGCGCCGGCGCGAGAAGGTCGGCACGAACCCCCGCAAGGGTCCCAACGCCGAGTTACTGCGGATCCTCAAGAGGGACGGCCTGCCGGACTTCGAGGAGCTCGGAGAGCTCGAGGAGGAAGAGTACGACCCCGATTAACCACAAGTGGAAACGAGGAACGGAAATGATCCACACCATCGACGACAAAGACCTGACGGCCGCGTTCACGGAATGGGACCGCCGCTATCGGGAGGACCCCGAGGAGTTCGATACAGCCATGTCCGGCGAGGACTACGGCACGGCAGCGTCTGCCTATCTCCTCGAGGTCATCTCAGACGTCAAGAAGGCAAGGCTCTAAACGAGGTGAGCCGCCCGGGATGCAGCCGGGCGGCTCGGTGAGAAGGTTGCGCGGAAGGGGCGCACAACCAAAGTACAGCGACGGTCACACCAACCACGAAGGATAACCGCCATGGAAAAGGGTAACACCGCGGTGCACGACCTCCCCATAGAGGATGTGTACCCGAATCCCAAGCACTACCGAGATGTCACGAAGGAAAACGTCGACAAGATCGCCGACTCGATCGCGGAAGCCGGACAACTCGTCCCCATCGAGGTCTGGGGCGACGGAGACATCTACTACGTCGACCAGGGCCACCACCGCCTCGCCGCGATGAAGCAGCTGGGGCACGAAACCATCCGCGCCATCGTCGCAGACGCGGCATCCGCCGTCTCGATGGTGGCGAGCAACCTCTCCATCCCGGAGACCGAGCTCGAGAGGAGCCGCGGCACCCAGCTCATGCTTGAGACTGGAGTCCGCCCCGAAGCGGTGGCCGCACACATCGGGGAGAGCGCCGAGCGGGTCGAGAAGGCCATGCGCGGACGCGAGCGGGCAGGAGACGCCGCCGAGGACATGACGCTCGACCGCCTCATCGCCGTGTCCGACTTCGCGGACGACCCCGAGGCAGCCCAGCAGATCATGACCGCACGCGAGGTCGACTGGCAGCGCATCCACAAGGAGCTCGCGGGCAAGCGCAAGGGCGCCCAGTCCGTCGCCCGCAAGAAGGCGATCGTCGAGGCGGCGGAGTGCGAGCTCGTCGCGTCGCAGGCCGACGTCGCCGCCCTCGGCGCGGTGTACCTCGACTCGGGCGACGAGATGCCCGAGGGGGCGACCATCGCGCGGGTCTCCTACGACGAGAACTGGTACCACGCCGGAGCGGAGATCTTCTGGTACAAGGCCGCGGGTGCCGGCGACGACCCCGAGGAGGTCGAGCGCCAGACGCGCGAGAAGGAGGACGCGGAGATGCTGCGCCTGGCTCTCGAGTCGATGGAGTCCAAGCGCATCGCGTTCGTCGGAGGGCATCTCGCCAAGGACTGGGACGGTGCGGGAAGCGACTACCTGCGCGAGCTCGCGGCCGAGAGCTGGTTTCGCAACGTCAACATCTGGGACCACAACGTCTCCAACGAACTCGCCGACCTCAAGGGGTTCATCCCCCGAGTGCACGCCGCGCTCATCTCGATCATCAACATCCCCGCGAGGGAAGTCATGCGGCTCGTCGCGCAGAAGAAGCCATCCGGCACCTACTTCGATGCCAACGCGTCCATGACGCTCAAGTACTACGCCGCTCTCAAGGGAGTCGGCTACGAGCCCACAGAGCTCGAGGCGAACCTGCTGGCGACCCTCGAGACCGTTGTGATCGACAAAGCAGAAGAGGCCGAGGCGGCCGGAAAGGGAGCGACCAAGCGATGAACATCACCGACATCGTCAAGTACAGCACAGACACCGGGACGGAGATCGAGCTTTCGGCCGAGACGGTCCGCACGTACCTCATCCGCGGGGCCGAAGGGGTGACCGACCAAGAGGTCGTCATGTTCATCGAGGTCTGCAAGGCGCACAGGCTCAACCCCTTCTTAAACGAGGCCTACCTCATCAAATACGGCGACTACCCCGCATCGATCGTCATGGGGAAGGAGACATTCACCAAGCGCGCCGAGCGCCACTCCAACTTCGACGGGTTCGAGGCCGGAGTCACAGTCCTCACACCAGACGGCAAGAAGATCGTGCGGCGCAACGGCGGACTCGTCCTCGAGGGCGAACGTCTGGTCGGAGGATGGGCGCGGATCCACCGCAAGGATAGGAAGGCCCCCTCATACGATGAGGTCAAGTTCGAGGAGTACGCGAAGACCAGCAGCGGAAACAACAACAACTGGTCGAAGATGCCCGGGACGATGATCCGCAAGGTCGCCCTGGTACACGCCCTGCGCGAGGCGTTCCCGGAGGCGTTCTCGGGGCTCTACTCGCCCGAGGAGCTGGCGGTGGAGACCGATGCCCTCGGTATCCCGCAGGAGCGCGAGCCCATCCAGGCGGAGGTCGTTGAAGAGCTGATCGTGAACGAGCATGACTACACCCGCCTCACCGAGCTCAAGGAGATCTTCGCCCAGGCGATGGGCTGGGACTTGGAGGAGGCCGCGAGGGCTATCGTCCGCGACTTCGGAGAACCCCGAGGCATGGACGACGCAGAGTACGCAGCGATGCTCGAGCGCCTCGAGAAGACGATGACCGACTCGGGGATGCTCGATATCCCATCACCTGAGGTACCCGCCACCGAGGCGTCTCTCGAGTTCCTTCCAGAAGACGAGGAGTTCTAGTGTCGATCAACAGAGTAGTCATCTCAGGCAACCTCACCCGCGATCCCGAGCTCCGCTCCACATCGGGTGGGACCGCAGTCCTCCAGATGGGCGTGGCCGTCAACGACCGTCGCAAGGACCCTCAGAGCGGAGAGTGGAAGGACTTCCCCAACTTCGTCGACTGCATCATGTTCGGATCCCGCGCGGAGTCAGTGACCAGGTACCTCTCCAAGGGGTCGAAGGTGGTCATCGAGGGCAAGCTCCGCTGGTCCTCATGGGAGAAGGACGGGAAGAAGCGCACCAAGCTCGAGGTCGTCGTGGACGATCTGGAGTTCGCCGGCGCGAAGACGGAAGGCGGGATCGGTTCGAGCCCACAGCACAAGGGCTCCTACACCCCGACTCCCAGCGCGTATGAAGAGGACATCCCCTTCTAGAGAAACCACAAGACACACCACGGCGAGGACTCACCGGAGTGCTCGCCTGGAAAGGATGCAGCGTGCCACGAATCAGAACAGTCAAGCCGGAGTTCTTCTTACACGAGGGGCTCGCGGCCATGGACCCACTCGCGCGCCTTCTCTTCATCGGCATGTGGACCATCGCCGACAAGGCGGGGAGGCTTCGCGACAAACCGAAGCGCATCAAGGTCCAGGTGCTCCCCTACGACGACTGCGACATCGACGAGCTCCTGTTCGCCCTGGCCGACGCGGGGCACATAGAGCGCTACGAGGTCGACGGAGAGGACTACATCCAGATATGCGGATGGTCCAAGCACCAAAACGTGTCAAAGAGCAGGGAGGCCGCGTCGAAGATACCCGACCCTACGGGTGACCTCTCACCCGAGGATACGTACACTGCGCGTGACGAGCGCGTGCAAGACGAGTGCCATACGAGTGAGGCGCATGAATCTGGCACTCAAGGAAAGGGAATTGGAATTGGAAAGGGAATTAAGAACCCCCCTACCCCCCAGACGGGGGGCGGTGTGAGGGATCGGCTCACCGATGAGGAGTACGACGACCTGGTCGGTCTCTACGGCAAACGGGCAACGGACGACCTCCTGCACCAGATCGACATGCACATGCGCTCCAAGGGGACGCGCTACAGGTCCATCCACGCCACAGTCATCTCGTGGGCCGAGCGCAAGGGAGTTCCCAGCGCGGCACCCCCGAAGACCGCCTGCACGAACCCCGACTGCTGCAACGGCTATGTGCTTCCGCCCGGAAAGGACGAGGCCGAGCCGTGCCCCGAGTGCTCCTCAAAGACCCGCGATAAGGAGGGAACGACATGCTCAAAAAGCTGATCCTGGTGGCAATGGTCCTCGTGCCGACCTGCGCGGGCTCATACGTCGTCGGCATGATCGCGGACCGAGAGATCGTCATGGCGGTGGAGGCGATCGGACTGTTCCTCGTCGCTCTGGCGGCGTTCGTCTACACGCTGCTCGACTTCATCTACGAGCTCGTCTTGGAGATCAGGTACCCCGAGGATCTCCGACTCTCGCCGAAGTCCCCCTGGCCGGCCGCCTCGAGCAAGGAAGAGGTGAACCGATGACTCAGCAGCTGCAACTCCCGATGCCCGTCACCATCGGCGCGACCATGACCGGGGTGCGCATCCCCCACCGTTTGTACCGAGGGAAACCCCGCATCGCCACCGGAAGGCTCATCAGCGTGTTCCCGGACGCCCTGCGCGTGTCGAACGAGGATGGATGCTTCCTCATCGAGCGCGACGGTGCACGAGAGGTGGCCTGAATGGTGCCCGTCCTCGACGCCTGCTGCGGAGGTCGTCAGTTCTGGTTCGACAAGCTCGACACCCGAGCGATCTTCGTGGACAACCGCGTCTTCTCGGGACAGCTCTGCGACGGTCGGGAGTTCGAGGTATGCCCGGACGTAGTGGGAGACTTCCGCGACCTGCCGTTTCTCGATGCCAGCTTCAAGCTCGTCGTCTTCGACCCGCCGCACCTCGTCAGATGCGGTGAGTCGTCCTGGAGCAACCTCAAGTACGGCCGCCTCGGACCTGAATGGCGAGAGGATCTGCGCAGGGGGTTCGCCGAGTGCTTCCGGGTACTCGAGCCGGGCGGCGTCCTCATCTTCAAGTGGAACGAGATTCAGATTCCGATCGGAGAGGTTCTCGCGCTCACCGAGGAGCGGCCGCTGTTCGGACACCGCTCCGGCAAGAGGAGCAACACACATTGGATCTGCTTCATTAAGGAGGTGCACCGATGAACGAAGTAAACGCTCCATGGACCGACGAGCAAGTAGCGCAGCTCAACGCCTACCAGCATGCGGGAAGCTTCCACCCCTACACCTGCGGATGCGGCGAGATCCTCATTGCCACTCCCCGCGGCTGGCACTGCAAGTCGTGCCGCAACAACTCCCAGGTGTGGGCGTATGAGGAGTCTTTCTCGATCGGAGCGAAGAGCGACCCGGCTCCCGAGATAGACCACGAGTGGACAGGCGAGGTTGTCTGTCCGTACTGCGGAGCCGAGCAGGGCGACTCGTGGGAGTGGGCGTCTGATGCAGGCGAAGAGGTGTGCGGCATGTGCGAGAACACCTTCACGTATGAGCGAGACTTCTCCGTGACCTACGTCAGCTATAGGAAGGTGGCGCAATGAACACCTACCAACGGCTGCGAGCCATGGCGACGATGCCGATAACCTGCGACGCAGACCGAGTGCGCCGGGTACGTGCCGTCGGCCGCCTCGAGAGAGATCTATTCAACGCCGGCGATGACATCAAGCGACTGTGGGAAGCCGCATCGAAGCTCGAGTGTCCCTGCAACGCATGTGCATGCCGTGCTAGCGATTGCAAGGACGGCTGCGAGGCGGCCGAGGCATGGGCCGACATCCAGGTAGCCGTCGACATGCTGCGGCCGTTGTTCGGAGAGGTGACGCGATGACCAGGTACATGATCGTCGACGACTACGAGGGCATCCGGCGCATTGACGGTGAGACCGACAAGCAGTGGCGATACGAGTGGACATCGGATGGGATCACCTGTGCGGTCCGGTGGAAGAAGCGGCAGTCGGACAAGGTGTTCCCCACGTTCGAGGAGGCTCAAGAGGAGCTGATCGCCGAACTCGAGGAGCGTCGCATCGCCGCAGCCGCTATGACGCCCGAGCTGATAGATAACGCCTCGTTCGGACGGTTTCTGGAATACGAGGTGTATGCGGAGCGAACGGCGCGCCGAATACTGAGGAAGGAGCGCGAGCGATGAACGACACCAAGATCCCCTGGGCGGACGTGACCTGGAACCCGATCACCGGCTGCACCAAGGGCTGCGACTACTGCTACGCGCGGCAGATGGCTCGACGCATCTACCGCATGCAGGGACTCGGTACAGACCCCGAGGCGGCCGAGGTGCATGCGTTCCATGTCCTCGAAGGCCGCGCGAACACCGCCCTGGGTAAAGCATGCCCCAGCGGGTTCCATCCGACGATGTACCCGCGCCGACTCGACGAGCCGATCAGGCGTGAGAAGGCCGCACGCATCTTCCTCGGCAGCATGGGCGACATCTTCGACCCTGCTTTTCCCGATTCGGTTCGCGATCGCATCTTCGAGACCGTGGCAGCGACACCGCAGCACACCTACCTACTGCTCACCAAGCAGCCGGAGAACATGCGGAGGTACTTCCGTCGTTGCATCGTCGCTCCAAAGACCGGTCTATCGGGCGCACTGTGGGAGATCACCGGGCAGGAGAACCTATGGCTGGGAGTCACCGTCACCAACCAGGCGGACGCCGACGAGCGAATCCCGCTGCTGCTCGACACGCCCGCGGCACATCGCTTCGTGAGCGTGGAGCCGATGCTGGGACCTGTCAGGTTCAACTACGTTCCAGTCACCCACGAGGCCCCAAACCTCGACTGGGTAGTAGCCGGAGCAAAAACACCCGGAAAGCCGCTCCACTGGGACTACAGTACCGACGACAACTGCGCATTTGCGCCGCCGCCTGTCGCGCTCCAATGGATCCGCTCACTGCGCGACCAATGTGCCGAGGTGGCCGTCCCCTTCTTCTACAAGCACGGAGGCAGCACGCCCGAGCTGGACGGCGTGGTGCATGACGCGATCGGAGGCGAGCTGTGAGCGCCTCAGACAGGGACCGCATCCTCGCGGAGTTCAACCTCGGTCCAGACGACCTACTGCGCTGCAGCCGCTGCGGCGAGGAGTTCAAGGCGCGCAAGGTCAAGATCGTAGCCGGATGGCATCCTCAGTGCCCGACTACTGGCTGTGAAGGCTCGCCGCGCTCAGGGAGCGTCCGGGCGGTGACCGCGAGGTGAGCATCCACATCATCGCCAGATGCCGTCGCATGGGGAAGACCGCCCTCTTGAACGAGCTCATCCAAGCCGAGCTCGACGCCGGGCGTGTCTGCTCGAGCGTCACGAGCAAGCACACCCCGAAACCAGACTACCGAGCCTATCTCGAGGCAAGGAGAGTGCGTCTCGAGGCGCAGTACCGCAGACCAACGGACACGCAAGGACGGGTGATCGCCGATGAGTAAGGACCGCGAGCTGCGCTACCACACCCGCAAACGGATCGGAGCCGCTGCACAGGTGCTCGATGCGCTGCTGGAGCTCACCTCGGAGACAGACTACCCGCCCACGATGGACGAGATCGCCAAGAGGACCAAACTCTGCAAGTCGACGGTGTACAGCCACGTGGAGACACTCGAGCTGCACGGACTCATCACGAGGCGGCCGAACCTCCCTAGGACGCTCGTGGCGACTCCTGGGGGCGTGCTGGCCGGCTATACGCTAGGAAGGGATGAGGAATGAGCAGGTGCATCGACTGTGATGTATTCCGTAGTAGCAAGCCTTTGGACGCACATCCGATGCTTGGCAAGGTGATCGGGTGCTCACACCTCGTAAGCCCGAAGAAGGTCGTGCTGGATGACGGCCGCGAATTCGGCAGGATCACTGTGGTCATCAGGAAGTCGCTCAACCCAGTGTGCGACAACTTCAAGGAGGCGTCTGAGTGAATAAGGAGCGCGGGAAGAGGATCGACGCGATCCGCGAGAAGTTGGTCGACATCAGGGAAGAGATCTCTTCGATCGAGCAGGACGAGGACGGAGATGGATACGAATCGGCCGAGGCCTTGGAACAGATCAGGGATGCGTTCTGGGGCATCGACGACGCGATCAAGAACCTCGAGGAGGCGGTGCTGTACGTAGTCGATGAAGACGCTGGCACCGACCCTCAGTGCCTTGATTGCGAGCACAGGCATTTCTTCACCGGACCCGACGACCTCCTGCCCGGATCCGGGACCTGGAGCTGCGCACTCGACGAATGCGACAACCACGAGAGAATCGCCGCCAAGAAGAAGGCGGCGGCGTGAACCGCTTCCATGAGGAGTTGATGGGTGCTCCGTCGATCACAGGGCCATATTGCGCCCTATGCGGAGACACCCCGACGACACTGCACCACCTCGTACCGCGCTCTCAGGGCGGCGTAGACGGCCCTGTGATAAGCCTCTGCGGTCACGGTACAGCCGGGCACCACGGAGCCGCAGAGGACAAGAGGCTGCACTTCTACTGGGACGGCAAGAACCTCTTCTACCTGGAGACTCACCGCCCGACAAAGTACGATCGCGCACTCTACATCGGAGGATGGATTCAGGTTGGGCGCGCTCACTTCAGTGCCTGTCTCCCGGCTGCCCCTCCCGTACAATGCCAGTATCTAGTAATTATCCCGCCCGATCGTGTGGGCGACTAAGGAGAGGAACATCATGCAAGACTTGGGAATAGTGCGCAGCGTTGATGATCTGGGACGCGTAGTCATCCCGATGGAGCTTCGCCGTTCGCTGGGAATCAAGGTGAAGGACCCGATCTCGATCCATGTCGACGGGGACAAGATCATCCTGGCCAAGCCGGCGGGCTCATGCGTGATATGCGGAACGCTGGACGGTGGGATGATCGAGTTCAGGGGGCGACTCATCTGCGATGGATGCATCGGGGAGCTGCGAGCGTAGACGACAGACAACCGGCAATGGGTTGGACAGTTGGTCTCTCGGTAAAGTTCAGAACCAATTGGCATATTCTGAAACATCATGAGCCCAGCGAGACA